GACGAATAAGGTGGCTGATAGTACAGAAAAACTGAACAAGGCATTTGGAAGCGTCCAAAAGGCTGGAGCTGTCATGGTGGGCGTAGGAACGGCACTGACAACGGCGTGCCTTGGTACTGTGCAATCTACATTTGATACACAGAATGCCCTTGGAGAACTTGCATCTCTTGGAGTACAGGACCTTGCCGCAGTAGAAAAGGCAGCAAAGAGCTTTTCTGACACATGGGCAGGAACGACAAAAAGCGAATTTATTAGTGCATCTTATGATATTAAATCAGGTATTGCATCGCTGACCGATGAAGGTGTGGCAAAGTTCACGGAACTTGCAGCCTTGACCGGTAAGGCAACAAAATCCACAACAGAAGAGATGGGTTCTTTATTTGCGACTGGTTATGGTATTTACAAAGGTGCATATGAGGATATGTCAGACCTTGAATTTGGGGAGATGTTCTCAGCAGGTATTGCGACTGCAGTTAAAAATTATAAAACTGCCGGATCGGAGATGGCAAGTGCTATATCAATGCTTGGAGCTACAGCAACTAATAACAAGATTTCAATGGAAGAGCAGCTGGCTATCCTGGGACAATTGCAGACAACCATGAGCGGATCAGAAGCTGCCACAAAATATAAATCATTTTTGAATACAGCAGCTTCGGCTGGAGAGAAACTTGGTTTATCATTTGTGGATGCAAATAATCAGCTTCTAACTACTCCGGAGATATTGCAGAAATTAAAGGATAAGTATGGAGATACACTGGATGCGGTTGAGAAACAGGAGATCAAATCGGCATTCGGAACAGATGAAGCTGTTGCCATGATCGACCTTCTTTATAATGACATTGATGGACTGACAGGTGGAATCGACAGCTTAGCATCCAGTATGAAGCAGGGTGTCAGTGTGACAAATGAAATGGCGGAGGCTATAGATAACACTCCGGAAAGAAAATTCGAAGTTTTAAGGCAGAAGATACATAACAATGCAGAGGAACTTGGAAAGAATCTTCTGCCGGTTGTAAATAACACACTTACAAAGGTAAATGATCTTATAGACAAAGGTTCGGATTTGATTGCAAATAACCAGCAGACAGTGCAGAGCATCATGAATATAGCATTGCGGTTGGGAATTATGCTTGTCGTGATCGGTACCGTAGTAGGTGCGATCGGAACGATTGGAAAAGCGGTCTCCGGTGTCAGTGCAGCCATTAAGACAGCAAGGCTTGTCTGGCTGGCATTTAATACAGTATTTGCAGCAACTCCGATAGGATGGATTGTGATTGCTGTTGTTGGGCTGATAGCGGCATTTGTACTGCTATGGAATAAATCTGAAGCCTTCCGGAATTTCTGGATCGGATTATTCGACCAGATCAAAGGAAGTGTCACACAGGCATGGGAAACATTACAGCCAGCACTACAAAATGTCGGGCAGAAATTTATGGAACTTTATGAGGCAGCAAAGCCTATACTGGAGATTATTGCATTGATCGCAGGTGTTGTCGGTACATTTTTTGTTGCACAGTTTGTGGCAGGAATACAAGGGATGATTGCAGCCCTGACACCACTGACGAATGCCCTTTCGGATCTTATTTCATTTGCAACAAATATAATCAACATGTTTGTAGCTTTATTTACCGGGGATTTTACCGGGGCATGTGAGTTTGCAGATGCAGCGTTGCAGGATCTGGAAAATTTTTTCGGAAATTGTTTCGATACGATTTTAGCATTTGCAGGTGGATTCGCAGAAGGATTTTTAGGTGTTATCTGTGGGGCACTTCAGGCAATTGGCATTGATATTTCTGTGGAGCAGCTGAAACAAAAATTCATGGACGGACTTACTGGTATATTATCCATGGTAAATGACAAAATGAACAGCGTGAAAGACAAGTTCAATGAGAAGATGGATGCTATACAGGAAAAGGTAAACAATGCGATCGAAAAGATAAAAAGCCTTTTCGGCATTGATTTTCCTACACCAAAAATCAAACTGCCACATATTAAGATCGATGGAAGCTTCAGCCTGAATCCACCAAGTGCACCAAAGATCAGTACCGATTGGTATGCGGAAGGCGGAATCATGACGAGACCAACGATATTTGGTGCAGCTGGTAACAAAATGCTTGGAGGAGGCGAAGCCGGTGCAGAGGCAATACTGCCATTATCTGCACTATGGAGTCATTTGAAAACATTTATCCATGAGGAGCTTGGTGGCAGCACTGAAGACAAGACAGAATCAAGAAGCATTGTGACGGAGCTTAGCAGAAGGGAAACACGAACACTTGAGAGAAGCGAGAGATTAAGAACAGAAAAGGAATCGGATCATGAAAAGACAGAAAGTGGTAATCCAATTATTATTCAGCATCTGGAACTGAAACCGGATCTTACAAAGATAAAGGATATTGAGTTGTTACAGAAACTGATCAATGAACTTAAGGATGCACAGAACTCTAGCGATGATCCTAAACCGGCGACAACGTAAGAAGGAGGAAGAGCAGATGCTGTTAGTGCAGGAAAATATTGTAAAACTTGGAGGCGTTATCTTGTCTGGACAGTGTAAAAAAATCAGCATCGATGAGACAGCGACTATTGAAAACATCGAAGATGATAAGGGAAAGACCAAAGCAACACAGCCGACAGGATATGAAGCAGCAAAGATCAGTATTGATTTTATACTGGAAGATTCTACAGAAATGACACAGGATGAACAGATCACTGCCATGCAGAGGCTCTTTAAGGCTTACGGACAGACAAAAGCCAATCTTTTAGAAATTGTAAATGAAGATTGTGCTGCCAGAGGAATTTCCAAGGTTTATTTTAAAAAGCTTGGAACACAAAATGTAATTGCTGAAAGCAGAAGGACGGCAACGTTGGAATTAGTTGCTCCTGTGATTGCAGGAATAACCACTAAAACGGTCAGTGCTTCTGCTGGAAGCACTAAAAAGAAATCTTCCAGCAAAGCAAAAAAGAAGACAGAAAGTAAAACAACAAAGCAGGTGGAATTTCCTCTTACCAGAAAGAAACAGAATGCCAAGGCAAAACTGATGGCAAGGGATTTAATCTTATAGGAGTGAGCATGGGATATAAAAAGCTGATAAGTCCTGAATTTAAAATAAGTACTGAACACTATGAAATTACAAGTGGATGTGAAGTGGAGTGTTTTTCAAGCCGGGAGGCAAGATCAGACTGGTGCAGGGTGGAACTTGCAACTCAATATGAAGGAATCGTTTCTTATGAAGATAACGAGGAAGCAGTTGTTGAACTGGGATATGATGACGATTATGATACTTTGCTTTCAGGATATTGCCGTAAAAATGAAAATGATTCCTGGAAAGAAATTATGATCCGGGATGACATGATAAAGCTTGAACAGATTATGATAAAGGCAACTTTTATTGATTGCACTCCACAGGATGTAATCAGGTATATATTAACTCAAGCTGGTATAGATGATTATGTTTTGATAGAAAGTGAATATGGGAAAAAAGATACTTTTATCATTAACAAACAGAATGGCATTAAAGCCATTATGGAGGTAAATAGTTCGTGGGGAATAGATAACGATTTCTTTTTCCGCAATAAGATTTTTTACTGGGGATGTTATCCACAGCAGGATACCATATATGTGCTAACAGAGAGTGAAAACATTCTTTCACTGCACAAATATGGAAGCCTCTGGGAGATAGAAACTCTCGGAGTTCCGTGGATACATCACAGCCAGATGATAGAAGTGGAACATTCCAAATTCACCGGGACCGTTAAAGTGGAAAAGACGATTGTGAGGAGTGATCCAAGTGGACAGACTAGGATGTATGTTTATTTTAAAGGTGGGTGAAAGATATGTCTGATATGTTAGAAACTTTCGTGCGTAAAGAAATCACAAATGAGATAAAAACAAATTATCCGCATATCCAGTATCCAGCCGGAATGTATGCAAGAATTGTGCAGGCAAAACAGGATGGCGAAAAATATATGTACACTCTCAAGATTCTTGACAAAACACTGAATGTAGATAATGACTTTCCGGAAATACCAAATGTCAGAAGCAGCATACAGGTACAGAAAGATGATATTGTGGTTGTTCTTTTATTATATGGAGGAAGTGATGTGTTCATTCTTGGGAGGTGTGAAAGATGACCATTGTTGGAGAAAATAATACGGATATAATGCTTGATGCAAATGGTCAGCCTGTGGCGGACAGTTCTGGAGATTTTAAAACAGTTACCGGAGATGAATGCTGGGAGCAGGATCTTAGACTGGAAGCATATACTGAACCGGGTGAACTGTTTTACGAAGA